TGGCAGAAGACTGCACTTGAGATTCCATAATGACACCTCTAAGCATTTGGAATATCTAGGCTTAGGTTTGACGTGTCCCCACTGGACCTCAGTCGGTTCCGCCCGTATGCTAAAGATATTACCAAAAAAAACACTTAATGTCAAACACTTTTCCCAGGAGTATTAAGACTAATGGATTCAGAAGTTATCGATAAAATCAGACAACAGGCCCACGAAGCCCCCTCTCCCTGGCGGGATCACCTCCTTACTCTCCTGGACGCACTTGATGCCCGGGACCGGCTCATCGCTGACTTTCGCGCCGTCGAGGCCGCCCGCAAGGCCACTGGCCTGCCGTCTGTAAACCCCAACTTCCCGGGCAAACCTTGAAAATATTTTTATTTCCGCCCGGTTTTTCCCTTGCCCACCCCTCACTTTTCGCCTACAATCCCCCCATCGGACCAAAATCCTATACCTTCAACACCAAAAGGCCCCACTTATGCTCGACATAAAATGCCCCTACTGCAACGAAAAGCTCGAATCTATCCCCGACAGTATGAAGGGCCAGCAACTCCAATGTGCCAAATGTTGTAAATGGCTCACCGTTCCGAAACCCAAAAAACAACCCCTCCCGGCCAAGAAACCAACCCCTGGCAAACTCGCCCAGCGCAAAAAGATGGTTTCCAATATCTTCACCAAGGCCTGGCACAGCACGCCCGCCGCCTTCAGGACCGGCTTTCTGACCACACTCGGCGTCATCGCCGCCATCGGCATCTCCGTCTATCTCTACACCAACTATTACATATCTTCCAGCCACTCACAATCCAACCAAACAATACGCCCTGCCCCCCAAGTCACAACCTCACCGCAATCCCCCACCTACAGCCTGGCTTACTACGAACAATACCTAGCCAACAAAGCTGTCTTCCCCATCGAGACCAAAGCTGGCATTCTCCGTGGCCGCCAGCTCACCAGGCACACCTTTTCACCCGATGTCAATTACTCACAACCTTGTCTTTCCATCTGGACAGATAGCCAGGATACGGTTTGTGGTATATCTGCCCTGTGGAACTCCTGGTCTGAAACAACAACCAAAAAGGATATGGAAACTTACGGATTCATGGGCATTTCACCTAACGCCTTCACTCACAGTATAGTTCGCAGCTCCTTTGAAAACCTCATCCCTTCGCCCAGCCCCTTTCGCATCGATTCCCTCAACTTCCTGCCCGATCCCGATGAAGAATCTCCATCCCCCAAATTGACCCATCTATTCACCGTTGATTACCAGAACCCATGGTCCATCCAGATAAACTATTTCATCGCCGTAGTCAGCGATAAACCCATCAAAACCATTAACCGCTATCTAGCTACCGCCCAAACCTGGTGATCGGCAGCATCCTCAAATCCGTCCGTTCTGGCCGGTCTTGACCCCGGCCCCTGTTTTTTTTATTTTTTTCCCTTGACTTCTCTCTTTTTACAGCTAAACTTCCCTCCAGTTAGATAATTTTCACGCGGAGTTGCCTCTCCGCAAAGCGTGCTAACCCAGCCCGCTGACTGAGGTTGTTGAATCCCAGTGGCGGGCTTTTTATATGCGCCCGCCCCCATGACCAAAATCGCGGCCCGACGGATCGGACCGCCAAACACCGTACATGGAGGTACCTGACATGTATCGCAAGCATCTGTTACAACTGCTCTTATGTGTTCTTGTGGTCTTAACCTTTTCTTTTCTTGCCGGCTGCGGCTCTCTCCGCTTCGCACCCTCCGAGTCGCAAAAGCAGCTCGCCTTCTCCACCCACCAGACGGCCGCCGCCGCCGCCGACCTGGGCTTGCAGCCCGGCTCCGTGGCCGCAGGCAAGCTCGTTGACGGCACCGCCGCCGCCCTGGCCTATACCGGCATGCCAAAAAGCCCCCAGATCGAAGACTACTCCACCACCGCCTCCCAGGCGGCCGAAGATGCAGCCCGCCGGCCCACGGCCGACGATGTTTTTACCGCTGCCGAGGGCGGCCTCTCGCTCGCCGCCGAGCTGGCCATCCTCTTCGGTGCCGGCGGCGTAGGGATAGGCGGCAAGAAGCTCCTCGACTGGATCGCCCTGGCCCGCAAGAAAAGTGCAGCCCTCAAAGAGGTCGTTCAGGGCAACGACCTGCTCGCCAATTACCTGCGCAATAATGGCAAGACCGCCGAGCTGGACGCCTTCAAGGCGTCCCAAAACACCAAACAATCAGACCAGACCAAACTACTCGTTGCCGCCGAGCGAATCGGCAGCCTCCGCTATGTCGTTGCCGACCGGCCGGTCATGCCGCCGGCGCCGCCGCCGGACGCACCTGACGCCTTACTCAAGAGTCGCAATGCCGAAACATCAGCCCCGGATACCACCTGACCGCCGCCGGGGATCGCCGTCGCATAGTTTTTCGCAAAATCAGACATTATATAAGGGACACTCATCAATGGAAAACCAGTTGCCCTGGAACATCATTGTCGCTGCACTGCTCTCGTTGGTCGGCGGTCTTATAATCTTTTATTTACGCTCCATCAAGCAATGCCTCACCACTTTAGGCCAGCGTATCGACCGGTCAGAGACTGACATCAAACAGATCACCCGGCAGATCGCCGATTGCAAGGTCGATTGCCAGCGTACCACTGTCAGCAAAGAGGACTGGGTTCGCGGCGAGGCCGTCTCTCGCGGCGAACTGAAGAACATCACCACATGTCTAAACCGCATGGAAGGCAAGCTCACAGTGGTCGAGCGGCTTCCGGATATCTGCGGCCAGATCGCAGGTCAAATCGCGGCCAAATTCCAGGGAGTTAAACCCAATGGATAAAAAGCTCCAAGCCATAAAGATCAAACAGCAGCGCGGCCTGGTCATATTCAACCTCGGCCACTTCTATCCCACCCCTGTCCGGCTCGACACCCTCTACCGCACGGTATGTATGGACGAGACTTACGACAAAGAGCTTTTCCGCCGCGATATCCACTACCTTAAACAAAAAGGCTATATTGCTTTTGTTGACGATAAGATCGGCGGCCTGGACTCGTTCGACGCCAGGGTTGTCATTCTCACTGAGACCGGCAAGGAGATCGCCGAAGGGACCATGACCGACCCGGCCCTGGAGATATAAACGCTATGGCAAAACGCAGAACGCACAGTTCTATCGACAAACTGCCCGGAGGCCTCCGTGATATCTTGACCCGCATGGTCGTTGACGGCCAGTGGCCATCCGACTTCACCGGCGATCTGGGCGATTACCAGGGCAAGCCCCGCTACGAGGACCTGGTCGCTTATTGTCTGCAAAATGGCCACAACGTCAGCCCCTCCGCAATCGGCCGCTGGGCCAAGAATCTGCTTGCCCTTGCCATGATGAAACAAAAGGGTGTCATCGTCCGCAACGTCATGGCCACGCTCGGCGATCAAACTGCCAGCGAAACCCAAAAGGCCGCCGTCGAGCTTATAACCGCCCAGGCCATCGAGCTGGCTATTTCCGAAAACCTTACGCCCAAACAGATCTCCGAGCTTGCCAAAAGTTTCAAGGACTGCGCCTACGTCTCGATCACAGCGGATAAGTACATCCGCGACCAGATCGCCGCCAAAGCCAAGGCCGCAGCCGAAAGCACAAAACAAAAACTCACCAGTGCGGGCGTTGATCGCAAACTGATTCAGGAAATCGTTGATGAACATTTAGGAGTCGCCTCATCGTAACTACCGCCGACCCATTATTATCGAGAAAGTATTTCCTGCCCTACCAGCGGGACTGGATAGTGGATGGCTCCCCCAGCAAGCTCTGGGACAAGTCCCGTCGTATCGGCGCCACCTATGCCGAATCCTTCGCCGCCGTAAGCTTGCGCAACAAGATCGACCATCGCCGCGACTACTGGTTTTCCAGCGCCGACGAATCGGCCGCCATGGAATTCGCGCTGTACAGCCGCCAATGGTGCGAGCTGACAGATGCCGTCGTTAAGGAGTTCACCGAGCGGCTTGAAGATGACAAGGGCTATAAATTCAACAACTACGTCGTCGAGTTTCCCAACAACTCGCGTATCAACTGCATGAGCAGCAATCCCCGCCGCTTCCGCAGTAAGGGCGGCGATGTCTGTCTGGACGAATTCGACTGGCACGACAGCCCTGGCCCCATGCTCGATGCCGCCCTGCCTGCGACCACCTGGGGCTATGATATCAAGATTCTCACCACGCGCAACGGCGAAGGCTCCGAGTTTGACAAGCTCGTCAAGAAGGCCCGCAAGATAGCCTCCGGTGCGGCCACGGCCCGCCAGCTCAAGACCCTCAACTGGTCTTATCACCTTACCCCGATTACCGTCGCGGTCGAGCAGGGCCTGGCCGAAAAGATTCGCAAGCTCGACCACATCGACCCGGCCGTTCGTCAGGCATTCCTCGACGACTGCAGGGCCAGGTGCCGCAGCGAAGATGCCTTCAACCAGGAATACATGTGCGTTCCCTCGGCCGCCGCCAGTACGCTCATACCTTACGATCTATATCAATCGTGTGAAAGTCCCGAATGCTTGCAGGAACTTATCCATCATCACCAAGGGCAACGCACCTATTTCATGGGCGGCGACATCGGCCGCGAAAAACACCTGACCGTATTCTGGATCGCCGAGCTGGTCGGCGATGTACTCATCGCCCGCAAGATCATCCGGCTCAAAAAAACTCCTTATCATGTCCAGCTCAAGGTCGCCGCCGACCTGCTGGCAAACCGCAACATCGTCCGTGCCTGTATCGACGCCACCGGCATCGGCGACATGCTGGTCGAGACCCTCCAAAAGGAGTTCGGCGAGCATCGCGTTGAAAAGATCAAATTCACCGCTACTTCAAAAGAGCACCTGGCCTCCATCACGCTTGGCCGCTTCGAAGATAAGCGTATTCGCGTCCCGGACGATCCTAAGATCCGCGAAAGTTTCCACACGGTCCGCAAGACCGTCACAGCCGCCGGCAATACCCGTTACGATGCAACCCAAACCGACGAGGGTCACGCCGACGACTTCTGGGCCTGCGCGTGTTGCAACGAGGCCGCCTGGCAACGGGTAGTTACCCCTGAATGCATTTTGTTGTGAGAAACCGAATGGAATTATCTAATCAATATCTCATCACGCCCGGCGCCGAGACGGCCATCGCGGTCGGTTCAGCCAAGGACATCTCGCTCGACGCCGCCATCGGCACATGGCGAACCCTGTTTGGCTCCGACGCCAGCGAGTCTAAACCCAGCCGGCCTTACAAGCAGGTCGATCTGGTCTTCAACTGTGTCAGCAAACTGATCGAAGCGGTGGTGGGGATGCCGCTGGTCCTATCGACCCTCGACGATAAGGTAGTCGAATCCGGCCCCGCCTGGGACCTGCTGTTCAACAGCCCCGTCATGAGCTTACAAAAGTTCATCACCGCCACAGTAGGCCACTGGGCCTTGAGCAGGGACGTCTTTTGGGTCTTCCCCGGCAAAACTCCGGGCAAGCCGCCCACCGAGGTGCACGTCATAAGCGGCACCCAGATGCACGCCGTCACCCACAACAGCCGTCCTAACGGCGCTTTGATCGGCTGGGAGTTCCGCCCCGCCGGCGGCGCCCCGATCGATTTTTCGCTGGACGAGGTCTATCAGATCAAAAACTTCAACCCTTACGACCCACACCACGGCCTCGGCCCCGCCACCGCCGCCAGGCTCAACATAGACTACATCTACGCCGCCACGCTGTTCAATTTCGCATCTTTGGAGAACGGCGCCGATCCGGGCGTAATCCTGACCACACCCGGCCGGCCGACCCCCGAGGAAGTAAAGATGCTGCGATCCAGTTTCGACGCCCGTCACAAGGGCGCCGCCAACGCCAAGCGCACGGCCCTGCTCACCGGCGGCACAGACGCCAAGACCCTCGCGATGAACATGGTGGAGATGCAACTGGCAGAGCTTACCAATATCAGCGGAGCAAGGGTCTGCTCCACCTTCGGCGTACCGCCGGCCCTTGTCGGTCTGGTAACCGAGGCCCAGTACGCCCACGGCCCCGCCCAGCGTGACTTTATCTTCAACACAATTCTCCCGCTTTGCGCAATGCTCGGCGGCGAGATCACCGACGGACTCATCGCCCGCTTCAGCCCAGAAGCTAACCAGTCATCCAGGTCCCCAGGCCGGCGCAAGCGTTCCTACCTTGCCGCCCGCCAAAAGGCCGTCAACAACCAAAGCAAGCTCTTCGCCTTCTTCGACACCGACCAGCATCCTACCGTCCAGGAGGCCACCCGCGAGATCGCCGAGAAGGTCTTCGCCTTCACACAGTCCGGCGTCCCGCTCAACGAGATCATCGAGGCCCACGATTTACCTTACGATATCGCCAAAATCCCCTGGGGCGATCAGTGGTGGATACCCATGGGCCAGGTCCCGGCATCCTATATCACTGAAGCCGGCCCCGAAGGCCTCACCGGCCCGCCGCTTCCTGAAGGCGAAGTTGACGATGATGACAACGAAGATCAAGGCAAAGACCTCTCGCATACCGCCCGCGAGCTGGCGGGTTTATTAACCGAACAGAAAAGCGAAAAAGCCGATGACCGGCAAAGGCTTCGGCTCTGGAAAAACTGGGTAATCTCATGGGCCGGTCTCGAGCGTGAATACAACGCGGCCATCCGCACATTTTTCCTGCGCCAGCAGCGACTGCTCACCGACAAACTAAAGGCCGCCTGCAAAGACCACAAGTCTATCTCCACCAAGGCCGATCCCGCCGAGATCATCGCCCGCGTTGTCTTCGATCTCCGTGTGGAAAATGGCAAGCTCAAGGTCATACACGATACCTTTTTCGGCCGTGCATCCGAGCTTGGCATCCGCCAGGGCCTTACCGAATCGTCAGGCCTGGCCTCCGATGCGTTCGAGTCTGCCGTTGACCAGGTCAAACGCTCCTCGCGTATAAATTACAAGCGCACCGTCTCGTCCGTCAAGCTCTCCAAGGTCAACCAGACGACCCGCGCGAGGGTAGCACGCCAGTTGACCGAAGGCCTCGGCAAGGGCGAGTCTCTCCAGCAGCTCACCGACCGGGTCGCGAACATCCTCTCGCCCAATAAGCTGGGCGGCCGCAAACGTGCACTTGGCATCGCCCGCAGCCAGACCGCAAGCGCCGTCTCCACCGGCCGCCACGAATCGTTCCGCCACGCAGCGGTAAAAGGCAAATCCTGGATAACCTCAGCCGACGACCACGTCCGCGACGCCCACCGGATCGCCGGTGCGACTTATGCCAAACCTATCCCGCTGGACCAGCCCTTTATTGTCGATGGTGAGGCGCTCGCCTACCCCGGCGACCCAAACGGCTCGGCCAAAAATATCGCCAACTGCCGCTGCCTTGAGATCGCCGCAGCGCTGGCGGATGGCAAGGCCGTCACTATCGCAACATACCTGACCATGAGTTTTTATTCCTACAGCCTTATGCAAAAAACCCTGTCAACAAAAGGGGACAAATAAAATGGAAACCAGACATATACTCGCATATATCTCCAAAGCGGCTGACGCCATAAACCAAGATGACCACAGTATCAACTTTGTGGTCTCTACCGACATCGTGGATCGTGACAACGAGCGTGTCATGCCCGAAGCTGTAATGGAGGCCATCACAAAAGGAGATTTCGCCAACAACCCTGCGGCACTGCCCTGCCACCTGCACAGACTCCAGACCGGCATGCCGCCGTCTGTCGGTCACTGGGACACCGACACAGCGAGACTGCTTAAGCATCGCGTGGAGATGCGGCTCAATTTCGCGGCCGATACACAGCTAGGCGGTGAATACTGGAAATATTACAGCAAGCGTCACATGCGTGCCGTCTCGATCGGCTTTAGGATAATCGACGGTCACGAAGAAGTCATCGACGGCAAGCGCATCTATATCATCACCAAGATCGACCTCTTTGAGATAAGCTGTGTACCGGTAGGCGCCAATGCGCAAGCTCTAAGCAAACACAAAGAATGGTTCACCCATGCGGACGATCCGGCAAAAGCATCCACCGCGTTCGACGCCAAGGCCATCGCCGATGCAATCATCGACAAAATCAAAAGCCAGTTTACCATCTGGATCAACGATAACGAAACTATAGTCCAAATCAACGACAGCCTCGAAGAAATCAAATCGCTCCTTTGCCATGACCACGGCGAGTATGCGGAGGAGTTCATGCTCGATGACCCCTCCGACCAGCTCGACCCTGCAGGCAAAGCGAATATAACCGAGCAGCAAATTAAAAAAATGTTAATGAATGCAATTTCCAAACTTTAACTATTGAAAGGTTTATATCATGGAAGAAACCGCTCTTCAGCAAAAAATCGAAACGATGTTAAAAGACACCGTCAAGGGCCTGGCCACAAAGGAAGAACTCCGCAAGGAGGTATCCGAGACGGTTACTACCGTCTTTGAAGAGCAACAGGCCGAATCTCAAAAGCAGCTCGAAACGGCCAACGAAAAGCTCGAAGAGACCGAGACCACCGTCAAGGACCTCATCGAGCAGGTCAAATATCTCCGCAAGACCCGCATGGCCCCCATCAAGGATGCCTCCGGCCACTACTCCGGCGTCTGGGGTTCCCTCGAGGAGGCCAAGAATTTCGGCCTCTACATCATGTCGGACGTCCTCGGCATCCCCGAAGCCAAAAAGGCGTTCGAAGCCACCGGCATCGAGCGACGCCGGATGATCGACGGCCAGATCATCGAGGGCAAGGCCATCTCCTCATCCGACCTCACCGCCGGTGCGGCCCTGGCGCCCAGCGACTTTATTCCGCGCCTGGTCATCCTGATCGAGGCATACAGCGCCTACCGCCAGGTAGCGCAGGAACAACCCCTCGGCGCCGGCGACAGCAGTATCCCCGCCCAGACCTCCGACATAACTGTTTACTGCCCGGCCGCCGGCGTGGCCGCCACGGAAGGTTCTCTCGGCTTCACATCGCTCGGACTCAACCCCCAGGAATGGGTCGCTTACGCCGCCGTCAACCGTGACCTGGACGAAGACGCCGCCATCCCGGTCGGCGAGGTCATAGGCCGCAGCCTGGCCCGTGCCTTCGGCAACAAGGAAGATGCGTGCGGTTTCGTCGGCGACGGCACCAAGGCTTACTTCAACGTCATCGGCGCCCGGGCGGCTCTGCGGGCCGTCGATTCAACCGTAACCAATGTTGCGGGCCTGCACGTCCAGGACACCGCCGGCGCCTGGTCATCTATCGATCTACAGGATATACTTGCCGTCGCCGGCCTGCTGCCCGAATATGCCGAGGTCGATATGGGCGATGAGGTCAACTGGGTCACATCCAAGATGTTCTACATGACCGTCATGCTCAACGCAGCCCTGACCGCCGGCGGCGCCTACGCGGCCGAGGTCACCCGCCCGGACTTCCTGACCAAGCCGACAATCCTCGGCCGCCGAGTCCGGTTTGGCGGCGGCATGCCCAAGGCCAAAGAGTCCGCCGACCACTGCCCGTTATTGTACGGCAACTTCAAGCTCGGCTCCGCCCTTGGCGACCGCCGCAAAATCACCATCGAGATGTCAACCGAGGCCCGCTTCCTGCAGCGCCAGACGGTAATCATGGGCTCCGAGCGTATCGCAATCAACAACCACGGCGTCGGCGATACCACCAACGCCGGCCCGATCGTCGGACTCTGGTCGGATATCGCCTAAAAATGTCCAGCGAAAGTTGGGCTGTTATGTAGTTGTTAACTATCTTTTAACGAGCCTTTAATTTACGTGAAAGGAATAACCATGAACCCCGAAGTTCAAGCAAATTACACCAAAATACTGACTCCGCCGCAGCTCAAGGATAATGGCGATCTCGCCGGCAATACCTACATCGATACCGTCCAGAACGGTACCCAGTGGGGTCACCTGCAAATACTTATTATTCTCGGTACCGTGGATGCCGCCCTCGGCTCAACCGCCGAGACCACTGCGCCGCTTGTCGAAGAGTGCGATACCTCCGATGGTACCTATACCGCCGTCACCGACGCCGCCCTGGCCGACGCGATCGCCGACGATGAAGACGATTCGCTCTTCGCGATCGACATCGACCTGCGAGCGGCCCACAAGCGTTACATGCGGGTCCAGGCACCGCATTCCGGCGACGGCACTAACGGAGTTAACGCGGCGATTATCGGCATACTCTCCAAGCCGCAGGTAGCGCCCGATACAGCAGCTAAGCGTGGCTTTGCAGAGCATATCATTGTCTAACAAATACGAATGGCTTGTCGCGGGGGCGCAGAAGCATCCGCAGTCCTGCGTCCCCCGCGACCTTACTTACAACTAATTACTTACAACTATATAAGGAGCGTGATCATGCCGTGGATCAGAATCACAAAAACCCACAACCAGGGTTTTAACATGTACAGCAAAGGCGAGCTTATCGACCGTCCCGAGTCCCAGATCAAACTACTGCCAGCGGATGTTTACGAGCCGGCCGTCAGTCCTTACGAGTCGCAAGTTGACCAGGCCGCCCGCGCACGCGACCTGGCAAAGCAGACATTCCTTCGCCTCCAGCAGGAATCCACCCTCGCCGCCGACAAACTGCGCACTGCCCAAAAGGCCGCAGAGACCGCCAGCCAGGGTTACGATGAAGCAGACCGTCAGTGCGGCAAGCTACTTGCCGAGCAGGGCAGGTGCGAAGAACGCATCGCCAAACTCGAAGGCAAGACGGGCAAAAAGGACCTCGCCTCCTTTAACAAGCAAACCGCCCACCTCCGGGACATAAACCGGCAGTTGGAGATTACGCAACTAGTGGTTGTCAAATTACAAGCTGTACTCTCAGCCGCCAACACCGAAGTCGAGCTCTGCAAGCTTGCCGCCGAGGCCGCCCGCAAGGCAGCCGAGGCAGCCAACCCCGACAAAGCCAAACAGGAGCAACCCGCCGATGAACCAGAACAACCAGAACAAAACGAACCTGCCGGCAACGCCGACCCAGAAGCCGCCGAGCCAAAAGATGCAAACAACCCCGAAGGACAAGCAGTTTCGGCCCAAGCCGGCAAATAACTATCGAAAAAAATCTAACATCTGAAATCTGACTTCTGACTTCTGACTTTACAAGGAACACCGCACATGGCTGAGCTTGTAGCAATAACCTCCGAGGCCGTAGCCGTCGATGATTCGCTAACCACGCTTATCGACTGGACCAACATCGAGGCCGTTAGCGGCTTTACGCTCGCCATCGCCAACGCCTCCGGCGGCTCCGCCAACGATATCACCGATATCCAGATCGACACCTCCTCCGACGGCGGCACTACAGTCAGCACCGACCAGCACGACGGCGTCCCCGCCGTCCCGGTCGCGGCCGGCGCCGCTGCCGTAGGAACCTTTACCGAATCGGCCGCCTTCGTCCGCATCCGTGCCGTCTGCGCCGAGGGCGAGGATACCACCGCCACCGCCCAATTGGTAGCAAGCTCCTCAGTTGGCAAGCTAGCGACCCTGACCGACCTCAAGGACCGCCTCGGCATCGCTTCAACCAACACCGACCACGACCAGACTCTTGGCCGCATCATCACCGGCATCACAACGATCTTTGAGTCCCATTGCCGCCGCCCCCTGATCATTACCGCCGCCGATGTAACCGAATACACAAGCGGCCTGGGCACGCGGCTCCAGCTCAATCGTTACCCGGTAGCATCCATTACGTCTGTCAAGATCGCCATCGATTACAATTTCGACGATGTCACCGCCCTGGTCGCCGACACCGAATACCGCCTGACCAATTCCGGCGCAAACGGCATCCTCTACCGCCGTGGTCTCGAATGGCCGCTGGTCGATGACAGTATCCAGGTCATCTATCGCGGCGGCTATTGCCCCGCCGGCCAAAGCGCAGGCGAAGGCGAGACCGTTCTGCCCGCCGATCTGCGCGAAGCTGCCATAGAGCAGTCATGTTTTATCTTCAAGCGCAAGGACGATATCGGCCTTTCTGCCGTCTCGTTCGACGGCGGCTCAATCAATAAATCCTCGCCGATGAAACTCCTGCCCCAGGTCGAATCAATCCTGGCCAATTACAGGAGGGCCTCACTGTGAAGATAGTCATGCAAATGGGTCCTGGCTATAAGCAGGTCCGCGACGAGCTGCTCGCACTCGGGGCCGACATAGAGCAGGCCGCCTCCGAAGGCATGGCCGCCGGCGGCCATATCACCGCCGGTGCAATCGCCCGCGACTATCTTTCCGGCCAACCGCTCAAGCGCCGCTCCGGCCAGCTCGCCCGCGAGCTTGACAGTTGGATGGATGCCCCCCTCGACCTGGTCATCGGCATCCCCGACGGCTCGACCGTCGAACCCTACAAGTGGCTGCTCGGCGATGAGCAGATGACCATCCGGCCCAAGAAGGGCAGGTTCCTGACGATCCCGATCGGCGAGAACCTTACCTCCGCAGGTGTCCCTCGTTACACTTCACCCCGCCAGGTAGAAGATGGGTTTTTCCTCAAGAGCAAAGGCGGCCAGCTCCTCTTCGGCCGCAAAAACGGCAAGCGCGGCAAGTTCCGCCCCTTGTTCGTTTTGGTAACCAGCGTATTCGTTCAGGGCACCGGCGCACTTTACGATGGCGTCATGGCCTCACTCGACAATATCGCCGATTCAATCGAAGATGCAATCGGCAAGATAAAGGATGTTAATTGAAGTGTATGGAAATTTGTATTTAGCTTACGTTTTCTCAATAAGTCAGCGTAATACCATCAGCTTAACACAAGGAGGTCCAGCGGAAGCTGGTTGATATGGCAAACGATGGCTCTGAAACATCGATCATCGAGCAATGGCTCGCCGACACACTCGCGGCCCTGACCGATTCCGGCTCCGCCCTGCCCGGCAATAAGGTTTTCAAAACCGCCGACCTGTGGACTGGCCAGGTCTCCGCCGAGAAGTCCGGCGCCGAAGCCTTCATCCGTTACGCCCCATTCGCCTTCGTCTCTTATATTCCATCCGATGCCTTCCGTGAGGGCGGCGATGACCAGCGACTTGCCCTCGATTTCGCCGTCGCGATCGGAGTTACAAGCAAATACCCCGGCGTCGCTCGCTTCGGCGATACGGGTTTTCTCGGCGCCAACAAGATCGAGCAGCTCGTAATAGATGCGATCGATCACCAGCGACCGTCAAGCGACTCAGTCAAATGCGATGACCTCAAATTCCAGGGCAGCATCTTAGTAATCGACCGGCCGAAAGTCCGGCAAGTGCAACTCAACTTTACCGCCGACCGAACCGGCACTTTTTAACAAAGGAATATTATCATGGCAACTGTAAACCAGCGAGTAAAGACCCCCCAGGGTGTAGTAATCAACGGCGTTGATGCCGGCGGCGCAATGCAGGCCCGCATCAACTGTGGCCACGATTCGATCATACAGTCCACCCCGGACGGCCTCGGCGTCCCCGTACGCGACAAGGAATGCCAGTTCGTTCGAGGTTCGGTCACAACCCAGGACTGGGTCCACGCCGTAGACCTGCTGACCGGCACTGTCGGCACGTACGTCTTCTACGAGCGTAAGTCCGGCGTTGCCGCCGCCACCGGCTACATCAAGCACACGCTGACCAACCCGGTAATCCACAACGCCTCCATCAGCTTCACAAAGGAAGGCTACGCCGTCTGCTCCTTCGACTTCGAGTGCAAGCCCGCCGATGAGACCAAGGGCATCGCCGATATGTGGGTCCCGCTCGACGACCAGGCTGCCCCCAGCTATATCTCCGCCGCCTGGGGCGGCTACCGGATATTGACCGCCGCCCACGGCGCTGTAAGCATCTACCACGTAACGGCCTTCAGTTTCGCCCTTGCCCTGCCGCTTAGCCGTGCATGTAACGACGGCGACGTTGGCTATACGTGCGTTGATGCCGACATTGACGGCATGGCCGCCACCGGCTCGATCACCTTCCAGGATTCCACCATCGCTACCGCCACACTGCTCGCCCAGAAGCTGGCAGTAGCCGCTGCCTCCTCCCTCGTTCTTACCGTCAAGCAGGGCCAGGGCGCCGCAAGTAAGACCATCACCATCGCCGGTGTCGATTTCGATTCCATCGAAGGCTCCGGCGGCGGCAAGCCCTTCACCGAATACACCGGCCGGTTCGCCGTCGCCAACGCTACCGGCACCCCGCTGACCTTAGACGGCACCAACAAAATCATAACAATAGCGTAACACCTTTGTGATCTCTGTGATCTCTGTGGCAAAAAAGCGAAGGTTAATAAATGAGCAAAGACGTCAACGTACATGTAAAAACCGAGACCGACAAGCAAAAGGTCGATGCCTACGGCAACGCCTTCGACCGGGCCGGTGGCAAGGTCAACGACGCCGGCAGCCAGGCCCAAAGCGCAACCAGGAAGATGAACATCCTCGGCTCCGCCGTCAATTCAGTCACGAGCTTCCTGACGGGCCTTGTCGGCATAGCCGGTCTTTGGGCGTTTTTTCAAAAATGGCTCAGCTACATCAACAAAATCTCCGAGGCCCAAAAGAAGCTGGTCGAATCCACCAAATCCCTCGATCACGCCGCCAAGTCACTTGCAAGCCAGGCCGACGTAATGCACATCCCCGGCGGCGTAGAGGCCGCCCGCAAGCAGGTCCTCGATATACAAACCGCCGGCAAGCTCTCCTCGTTCGAAGCCGCCGAAGCGGTTGCCCTCTCTACCCATTCAGCCTTCGGCACTTCCGGTCAACTGCTCACGCCCGGCCAGCTAGGCATTGCCGGTACCGTCGCCAACTTTTCCCGATTGAAGGATGTTGGCCCGGAGTCCATTGGCCCTTTGTTGAAAGTCCTATCTTCTATGGGCGTCTCCAACGAACAGGAAGCCGCGTGGCGCATCCAGCAATCATCTATCGTCCAACAAAAAAGCAATGTCGAGGCCTTTAGAGACTTCATCCCCTCCGCTGTCAGTTCTATGATTCCCGCCATGGCCAAAGGTGCAAGCCCGGAGATGGCCCTGTCCCAGTACGCCGCCGCCCTGAATACAGTGAATTCCCCCGCCCTTGCCGCTAGTGCGACCAAACAAGCCGCCGACATAATGCTCCGGCCTGGTGTGGCCGAGGCTATCGGGGGCGACTTTGCCAACCTGCCTTACGATCAGCAGATAACTGCCCTCTCCCAGTGGGCCACTCGCTCTAGTTTGCAGCAGCTTTTGGCCGCCAAGCTCGAACCCACACAAGCTGGTCAATTGAAAGGCACCTATAAAGACGGACAGCTAGGTCTTCTTGATCTGTTTAGCGGCCTTTCCGCCAAGGCCACACCGCAGCAGCTTTTTGACCGGTTCGCTGGCTGGGACATAACCACACCCGGCATAATAGAAGCAATAGAAGCTGAGGCCGTCCGTGCCGAGGCAACCGCTACGCCTGAGGAACGAGTAGGCCAGGCGTTGATAAAAGCCGGTGAGGCGCAGTGGGAAAGAGTGGTAGCAGACAAACAGGACAAGTTTATGGTGTCGGACGAATTGGAAAAGAGCAGACTTGTTTGGCAGCTATTAAAAAAACGGATGGACGCCGTAATACGCGCAAAGTACGGCGATGACCCTGTTAGTTTTATCGACGACCCTGAGCTTAGAAGGGTTAGGCGGCATATTTTGGACGAAGCTCCGTCTATTATTGATCCACTCACAGCCGGTGAGGTTGGCAAGATGGATGCAATGTTAAAGCCGCTTGAAGAGCAGGCCGGCATCACGAACATTCACTATCACAACGATACTATCTTTGCCCGGCCCGGCGTTGACCCCACGCCTCGCGTGGCACCGGCCGATCTGGAATAACAAATGGCAACCGATTTAATAAGTATCTTTGGCGCCGAGATAAACGTTACAGCCCAGCCCTGGCTCCATCACCGCAACTACACCGCCTTCCCCGGCGCACACGGCCTCTTGGGTATGTACATGGGCACCAGGGGCTATCCGCTTATTATCACCGGCCGCCTGCGTGCCACCGGCGTCTCTTACGCCGCCGCACGCGCTACTCTCCAGACCGCCATCAACGCCATCGACAATTATCTCGCAGCCCTGCCGGCCGACTATTCCTTCATGGGCTTTACTTACAACTCGGTAGTATTCGACACCTTCCGTCTTATCCCCGGCCGTCGCGGCCAGACGTTCCACTTTACCAAAAACTGGGTTTACGTGGACTTCGTATGCCAGGCCCGGTCAATGATTTAATTATGCAAAAACTACCAATAGCACGTGACCAATACCCTATCGATCCCAGGTTAATCGACAGGCGACCGCGTAACCAATTGGAGGTTGAATTCCATTACGTTATCCTCGGCCGACAGCTCAAAGAGGCCCAAACCATTAAGCTCGACGTCGGATGGATAACCTGCCCGTGCGGCAAACAGCCACACATCCGCGCTATGTACAGGTGCTTATATTGCGGCGTGTGGCTGTGTAAAGACTGTGCTAAGCGACATTTTGCCAGTCCGTTCCGGCGACTCTGGAATTGGTTAATTAAACATTCTAAACATTATTTGAGTGAAGTTTGCTATGTCTATCGATGATGCCAAACAACTCGACCGCACCGCCCAGTTCCTCATCACCGAGGTTAAGCGTGCCTACGGCTCCTCGCCGCCGACCTACGATAACGACTGGCAGATCGTCTGGGACGCCAAGGTTGACCGTATCGAGCTAAACCCCGGCCCCAGGCCGTCTGTCGCCCGCCTGTGGTTCCCCTCGCTCCGCTGGCACCAGTCCCATGATCTTAAGTGGTGCGACCGGGTCCGCATCCGCACCGCCGAGCCGGCAGCCGAAGACCGCACCATCATCTACTCCGGTTTCGTCGTCTCTTACCTGTCCAGCTTTTCCGGTGGCACCGACAAGGGCGGCTCGTTCGAGCGATGCAGTGTTGTGTGCAAAGACCACCGCTGGCTCCTTTCCGTATCGCAGCCTCTTTACGGCATCCTCGCTCGCGGCCCGGACGATTACGTCAACTACGGCACGCCCTCGCAGGCCCCCAAGCAGGCCACATCTTATACCTTCCTCTCCGGCCGCCGGGCAGTCTTCAACGAGCACGGCCGGGCCAACCGCGACCCCGACCTGCTCGACGTCCAGGACACCGACGCAGACTCAACGCACCTGTGCGATACCCCTATTTTTTCGGCCCCGTATTTGGCGGTTGACTGGACCGCTCGGCAGATGATCGAATATATCCTCTCGCCCGCCAATAATCCAATTTACGATATAATGCCGATCTCCAACCCCGCCGCCATGATCGGCCTCGATCACCCCGACCTGGCCGCGACCCCGTCATCCGTCGATATCGACCGCCTCTCGCCCCTTGCCGCGATCGATAAGGTTGCAAAATCGGTTGGTATGTCTTTTCGCGAGGCTTACGACCCCGACGGCAACGCCACGCTCATCTTCTACAAGCCCGGCAGCGCCTCCGGTTATTCCCGCTCCGCTACCGAGCCTGTAATCCTGCACACACTCCACGCCCCGGCCGAAGGCGAGGCAATATCCTCAGCCGTCTCGCAGGGCAAATACATGCTCTGGTCGATGGACCTGGCCGAGGATATCACCTCGGTCATCAACGCGCCGCTGGGCCTTGCCCCCCCGGACCGCTTCGAGATCACCGCCGAGCTGGTCCCCGCCTGGCTCGACAGCGACTTCGATCCCGACACATCCGAATCTAACGCCAATCTGTACTTTTACGAAGCCGACCTCCAGGAGATGACCGACCCGAACTCAAAAGATTATTACAAATACTATCACCCTCGCGGCAGCTCTTTTGCCCGCGATGTCGGCCGCCGCTGGGCGCTCAACGAGTCCGGCCGCTATACCGGTGGCTCTTACGATCGCGGCGTCCCGTTCGATTTTTCGGCCGGCGCCAACCCCGCCATCGACCCTGAATACATCTTAGAGCAGGACAGTGCCGGCCGGCAATATCGCCGCTACGCCCCATTCGACCGCCAGCTCCTGGACCCTTTGACCCTCCAGGCCGGCTCTCTCAATCCTGTCCCTATTAAGGTGGAGTTTTCTTTTGATGGCGGCACCACCTGGCAGGTAATCCCCGCCGCCATCAGCTCGCTTTCAGCAGAAGCCGGTCTTTATATCGATGAACCGAATCTGGCTGAGCTTTCCGATCAGGCCCAGGCAACCATCTCAGGCGGCGATTTGGACGACGTGCCCCTTAACTTCTTTACCAGCCTTGCCGACGATAAGGTCAACTCCCGCTCATACAAGCTCGGCCAGTGGAAGACCCGCGTTCGCGTAACCGCATCTATCCAGATGGACCAGCGCCTCGCCCGCCAGGCCGCCCCCAGCGCCAACTCCGGCTCCGCCTTCGACCAGGCTGCCTGTTACAATCTTACCGACAAATACGGCCTCATGGCCCGCTGCCAGTCGAGCGTCTATCACGGCTCCGGTCTATACGCCTGGAACACCAACCCGGCCGCCAAATTCGACAACCATCTTGCCGCCCTCCGCGACGCCAACGAGGATATGAGTATCTGCGGCTCATTTACGTTAGAGCGGCTCTGGCTCGGTGACGGCGCCGGTGCCATGCCGTTTCAGTTAGGCGATTCGATCTCTTCCATCACCGGCCGCAACTACGACCTGTCCGCCTCGTTTGGCCAGGCAAAGGTGTACCCCGAGATCTGCCAGATCATCTTTTTACCCGAAACCCAAAAGACCCAGCTAATCACCCGCGACCTAAGATTCGCCCAGGTAACGTAGAGGATAACTAATGCCCGCACGCATAACAGCATCGTTTGTCGTCCCCCCAGGCTATACTCCCGGCGATTACGCCGTGCTGCATGCTAGCGCCGCCGGCGGCGCCATCGACTGGGAAACCCCCATAACCGGCCGCAAACTCGATCTGTTTCCAAACGGCCTGGGCATCCACGGCTGGGGTCACGCCCCCTGGGGCCACTTCCCCTGGGGCCACGGCTATAGTGACGGCCCGCTCGGCTGGGGCCATCTCCCCTGGGGCCACTTCCCCTGGGGCTATGGCACGGCCCTGATCGAGGATTACTTCGATGTCACCGAATGCGGCGATTACGTGTGCGCCTTTGCCTGTTACGATTCGCTCGGCAACGCCCACGAAGGCACCCCCGGCCAGGCAACCGCCAGCGTCCACGTAGCCCCGCCGCCGCCGACGGATTTACAGTTTACCTCTTACAACAAAACGACCGACACATTGGTCCTGACCCTTACGCAGTGAATAAATGACACGCATTGGGTGTGTTCTTTGACAAGTAAATAGCGACCCCCTGGGGCCGATGAATTGCTAAAAAAACCCCTTGCCCGGCCCGTCCATTTATGGTAAAATGCAGTTTATGACCGAAGAAATGGACAACAAACCACAAGATCGCTCAGATCGGCGGGAACTAAAAGCAATAGCAAAACGTCGCTTTCTGCGTCTACTTATTGTCTGGGGTACTATTACCATTTTTTTTGTTTTTTTTACTATGGCCCTTTTTTTTACCCTTAAGATAAATATCGAGAACATTCCACCTGTGTTAAGCTCCGCTTTACCCTTGATCAGCATCATGACTGGGACAATCTTAATTTCAGTCTACACGGTACCGAGGCTCCTAAAATACCTTCAACCGGATTCCCAAGAGACATCGCCAGATGAACCATCCTCGCTCTCTTATGAACACGATCTCTTTAGCCTTCGCCAGGGAATCACCGCGATCGGGGATGAAAATAGAAAAATGCGGTCTGAGTTATTGCAACAAGTCCACGATTTGTACCAGCGCCTCTCGGGCATGGAGGCTCGCCGAATCATGTTGAGCGATGCTGAAAAGAAAGGCGTAGTTGACACAATCAAGACCAACCTCCAGTCTGAAACCGCGCAGGCCGTGCTGGCTGAAATCGAACATAAGGTGGAAGAACGTACCAAACCTGACTCGCGGGCAGAGCACATCGGCCAACATTTTGAAGCGACTCGCAAGCGGCTACATAGAGAGATATTAGCCCTTACCAAGCGAGGCAATCTCAACCTGATCCTTGGTGTCTTTATAACAATTCTCGGCCTCGGGTTCCTGATCTATTACGTCCTATTTGAAAACAAGTCTGCCGAAAATGGTCCGTGGCCATTTATATCGCACTTTGCACCTCGGTTGACCCTTGTAGTTTTCATAGAGATATTCGCCTACTTCTTCCTGAGCTTGTACAAGTCCAGTCTCGCTGAGATAAAGTATTTTCAAAATGAGATGACAAATGTTGAGTGCCGCTTCATCGCCTTGCGTACCGCTATAATTTCAGAATACGAGGATTCTGCCAAACAGGTAATTACAGAACTCGGCAAGACAGAGAGAAACCACGTCTTAGAGAAAGGCCAAACGACCGTAGAACTAGAGAAGGCTCGTTTAGAGAAAGACATGGTATCCGACCTCGCCCAGAACGCCTCTGAGACGCTAAAAAAGAAGTCTTAACGAATACCCGATTGTTTCCACTATTAGAATAGACCCCATGACCGAACAAACCGACAACGAACCAAAACTCACCCTGGCCGAGGCCATCAAAAGGCGAGATGCTATTGAGGCTAACCCAGAAGGAAACGACGCACTTGAGCAAGAGATAGAAAAAGCGAAAGAGCTTTGTGTCGATCTAAATCTCTCAACAGATACCCCTCGCGGAGAAGCGCGTAGGCAAACGAAGCTCTCAGAGTTACTTGATAAGATAGATGCCTGGATCAGAGATGAACGATCCGTCCAATCCGATCAGCACGCAAAGAGACGTTTCTGGCTAGGGATCATTTTAGGCTTTATTGGCGGTGTAATCATTGCTCAAATATCTGCCATCATTAAATATTTTTACTCGCTCTTTAGCTAACCCCCCTTCTCCCCAACCCCCAACCAGCCGATGCGGGCGGCAGCAACCAGTCTAGCCGCCTGCCCGGCAGTCACTACCTGCCGAACATTTTTTCGCATCGGCCTTTTCGAACTACCCGTTATGTTAACGCAGCAACCAGAGAATGGGAAGTACCCATGGCAACTTTATTCCCCTGGCTCGGCGGCAAGTCCCGCCAGGCCGCCCGCCTTTGCCGGCTCTTACCCGATCACGCCTGTTATGTCGAGGTCTTTTTCGGCGCCGGCAGCGTCTTTTTCACCAAGCCCCGCGCAAAGGTCGAGGTCATCAACGACATCGACGCTCGCCTTGTCAACCTGTTTCGCATCGCACGAGCTCACCCCCGCGAGCTGATCCGCCAGCTAAGGTTCCAGACCGCCGGCCGCCGCGACTTCGACGACTACAAGGCCCAGCCAGGCCTCACCGACATCCAGCGAGCCGCCCGCACCTGGTTTATTTTGAAGTGCGCCTTCGGCGGCACCGGCGGCAAATCCTCCGCCACATTCGGTTACGCCGCCACCGGCTTCCGTGGCCTCCGGCGTGCGTCCTTTGGTGTCTTGCTCCGCTGTCATCGCCGGCTCGACGGTGTCTATATCGAAAACCTCGACTTTGCCGACCTGATCGCCCGTTACGATCGGTCGCACACGCTGTTTTTTTGCGACCCTCCTTACTGGCAGACAGCCGATTATGGAATCAGCTTCGAGTGGCCCGATCACCAGCGGCTCGCCAAAGCGCTGCGATCTATCAAGGGCAGGTTCCTCTTGACCATCAACGACCACCCCGACATCCGCACGCTCTACCGGGGCCTGGTAATAAGGAAGGTATCGGTCAGCTACTCCGTAGCCCGTGACAAGCGTCCCAGTGCCCGCAACCGCACCGAGCTGATAATCGCCAACTACCCGCTGCCCCGGCAGCGGACAAAATAAGGTCCGCCGCGCCATTCCGGCGTTTTTCTGTGTGGACCGTCGCTATTTGACAACTGAATATCGCCAGCCGGAGATTTTGGAAATCCCCCGAAATCCGGCCAGACAGTGTCTATCTACGCCAAAAACGATGTCCGAACCGATGTCCGATGTCCGCAAAATATGTCCGCTGGCCCCGCCGTTTTTTGTTGGTTTCAGCGTCCATAACTCTAGTATTAAATACCCCTTAACGGCTCTTTAACCGCGTCGGCCTTTTCCGCCACCTTCTGGCCGCCCGGTGTGATTTTACCCCGATTTTACCTGTTTCCGCCACTTTGCTTTTCGGCCAATATTCACCCGCCGCCCGCCTCCAAAATCCCCTTTCACGCCCTCCAATCCCACGATTTCCCCTCGATTCCCGCCTATTCCCACCCATCTCCGCCCTCCGCCATATCCCCTGTCCGCTTACACC